ACATACCTTGAAAATTCTTTTATTGCATCAACTTTTCCTTGTTCGGGACTTTGTGCCGACCCTTTTCCGTAAGTAACAGGATAATATTTATTCATATTTAAATATTGTTCTATTAACTCAGAATCACTTAATTCATCTTCACCGGCAATTTCTCTGTATTTTTTTAAATTTCTTACAAGTTCTTTCTTTGAAAGTCCCTTATAACCGACTTCTATAAGATTTTCGATAGCTTGCTTAATTGTCTCGGGAGAGTGTCCTCTTGCCGTTATAATGGAGAAAATTGACCCTCCATTGATACATTCTAAAAAATCATCCCAAGCAGGGCCAGTTTTTGCAAGTAAGGAATCAATTATAAATTTTTTATTTCCTGCTTCAGAAAAATTCCTAAAAGGATTTTCGGCAAAACCAACTATAGTCTTACCTTTATATTCAAAATCTTCAACACCTACTTTTGTCCTATGTTCGGCAAAATCTTCCGTACCCATACCAACTTCATTTCCATCAGAATCTTTTAAAATAATCTGAGTCGGCATATACATTAAATTATCATCCCAGTCAAAAGCGTAATACTTTAAATCAGGAGTTAATTCTTCTTTAAAACCTTCTACTAACTTTAACTTCATAACTATAAATATATTAAAAACAAAAAACCCCCTGTTTCCAGAGGGTTTTTAAATTTATTTGTTTTCGATATTAGATATTTTCGAAACTTGCACCTTGTGGAGTGATAATGAACTCGATGTCGATAAATTCAAGAGCCTTAGTTGGCTTCAAGAAGATACGTCCTGACATTTGGTTAGAATCGAAATCCTCAGGGTTATTTGATACAGTTACACGGAAGTCAGTGATACCACGGTCTCTTCTGATAGCGTCCAAGATTGGGTTTACTGAATCCAAGAACTGTTGTCTAACAACTGCGTCGTTTTGTTCGAACAACAATCTGATAGCCACAGCTGAAATCAACTTACGAGCTTGTAACAACAAACGTCTTACGTTAATTCTATCAAGCGGGCTTTCTCTTATCTGAAGTGTTTTGTTACCCCAAATTACGGTACCAACGTCGTTGAATGTTGCAATTGGGTTAATTCTACCTTGATAAAGAGTATCTCTGTCAAGTTGAGTAAGTCTACGTCTTGCTCTTACTGAGTTAACAATACCTCTTGTGTAACCTGCAGTTGCGAACCAAGGGAATGCGATGTTATCAGTAAGTGCCAAGTTACGACAAACTTCAGCAGTTGGTGGGATATAGATTTGAGTGTTAAATACACTATCGCGAGTTAATACCCAAGGGTAGTAAGTTGCAGTGTAGTTAGAATCAAACGCCGTATCTGACAATGTGTCAACCGCATCTTGTGGATACACAAAGTTATCCATAGATGTGGATGGTTGTAACAAATCAAAGTCAGGAGTTGTTGTAATGTAAATTGAGTCAGCTCTGTCAATTTCAACCATATCAATAGCCGCTCTTACAAGTGATTCGTTATTTACATAATCGATACCAGGAGTTGCAAGAACATTTATATTGATAATAGCTGGATTATTAAGAGTTTCAAAGCCAATCTTATATGCGTAGTAGTCAGTATTAGCATAATCACTAGTATTATCTTCTACAGTGATTTGTCTAAACGCACCCCAACCTGTTGCATTTGGATATGGCTGACATCCTACTTGTGCTCCAAATAAATAACCTGATTTACCTAACACAAACTCATCTCCATTTGTTCTTCTTTCACGATATATATCCCAACCATCAAAACCACCTGACGCTAATACAGTAAATTTACGAGAATATGTTCTGTAGTAAGGGTCATTAGGGTTTAATGGGTCAGTATTAAATGATGTTGAGCCAACTTCAAATGCTGTTTGACCTGAGTTTACATATATACTTGAAATTAAACATACTGATGCTCCACTATCCATGTGGAAACCTTTAGTTTGTTTATTCCATCCGGCGTATGATTGTTCAGTACATGTATAAGCCGAAGGATTTTGTTTACCCTTATATTCAAAGAAGTTTGAGTCCCAACCTATTCTATCACTAAAACCTAGATATGTTCTTCTAATATTATCACCGGCACTAATTATAGAATTATCGTTACCATTTGATAAACCAAAAGGAGGATTACTAACTACCTCACCTGGATAAGCATATTTAGTTTTATAAATTGGAAATACTTCAGGTTCAATTGGGTTTGTACCAACGTCATAAGTTCTTACAGTGTATCCCTCAAATCCACATGGCATTGCATCTGATGGGGCATCTTCATTAACTTCTAACATTATGTATTTAGAATTTATTGCATATTCTCCGTCAGCGGTACCAATCTTTTTTGCAACATAGTTATTTTGAGATGGGTCCATACTACAATTAGTATATTTTTCTATAACTACAGGGTTTTGGTCGCTGTCAAAGTAATCTCTTACTAATACATCAAAAGTACCTAACTCAAAACTCATGTTAGCAATTGAAACCTTAACTTCTTTGTTAGCGGCGTTACCGTCAGAAATTGTAATATACCTAAAAAGTTGGTAAACGGTATTACCCCTAAGTTCAGAAACAATCCAAGGAGAATATGCAGTTTGATATCTCTCTAAATAATTACCTAAAGATTGGGATACTAGCCCTCCACCAGAACTATAATTAGACTCATAATTTGTTACAAAATTAGCATTAATACCTCTGATGTAACCCTGACCATAACCGTAGTTAAGTAATGTTGGGAAAAATTCTTCAACAAATAAAGGAACATCAACTCTATTTTTTTGGAAGTTTCCTGTACCTAAAACTTTACTAATAAAATTAGCTTGGGTGTCGTCTAAAGATGCTTCAAAATTAAAATTATTTCCATCTTTATCTGTACCTGTTATACCAAATACTGAGAATGGATTATATTGTGAATCTTCATACACACCTGTAGTTACTAATGTAGCATCACTTAGACCTGTAACTTGATATAAAGGACCGTGTTGTGTTGTAGAATATTCAGTAATACCTCTTGAGCGTAGTGTTGCTAATACAATATTATTATATCCTGAATATGCGCCTACATCACCTGTAAAATCAAATACTCCACCTTGTAAGTTACCAGTTCCTACGCCATTAGTTACTGATGGTGTGGCGGCGGTTCTTAAATAGAAAGAATAACCGCTATATACTGTACCTTGAGGGGGGTCTTGGTGAAATGATGAATAAAACCAAGGGTCATTTTCTGTGTCAGATAAAGTAGATGAACTAAATGTCAATTCAGGAAGACCAAATGCATTTGTGACACCGGAAAGTGTTGAATAAACGTTTCCTCCTAAAGCTCCCCATACAACAGTTCTCGCTTGTCCTGTTCCAGTAATTGCGACCTCATTTAATAAATAAGCAGAAATATCGTCAAAATAAGTAGAAGTACTTCCATCAAATTTTCTGTAAGTTGTATTCCAATAATTGTAAAAAGTTTCTGCAGATAGATTAGTTGCCGCAATTGTAACTGTATTTGTATTAGTATCAGCAGTATAAGCAATAGTCGACAAAGCTCTTTGTGTGTTACTAAGAATTTCTACAGTTGATGGGTCCATATTTGCAATTGATGTAATTGTCCAAGAAGGACCGGCATCATATCCAGATAGACCCAAAATTCTAGATACAAATAATTGATTTGATTGTTGTAAGTAAGCCTTTGCAATATATGCAGCTTCATACTTTGGAATTTGTGTGTTCACAAATTTTTCGGGTGAAGTAGAACCAAAATAAGATTCGAACTCTTCAAAATTAGTCACAAAAATCGGTTCGAAAGCCGGTCCTTTGAGTGTTTCACCCACAATACCAAGCGTAGTTACACCGACACTTTGTGCAACGAATGAAAGTTCGGTCTCAGTTGTGTAGACACCCGGAGATACGAAAACTTTTGTTGCCATTTAAATTTTTGTTTTTAAAGATTTATTTTTCAATAAATACTATGGAAAAAAACAAAAGTTTTTATTTTATAAAACTATTTATTTAAAAGTAAGAATAAATTCTTACTTTTTTCTGCTTTGTCAATTAAGAACCTCAAAATATCAGAAGAATCCCATACAATACTAAAAAAGTACTGTCAAAAAAGAGGATTAAAGATTCATAAATTCTTGGAAAATTTAATAATTGAATCGTGTTCTGAAAAAAAAGATTTATACGGAGAACTTTAAAGAATCTCAACAGATAGTTGAATTTTAGACGGAATCGTATTGTCAGTTTTTACAATATTAATTAATAATACATCTTCAGAATTTACAGTTAATTTGGACTCAGGTTGATTTAAAATATCACCACCATAAAACAAACCATTAATAGTAAAAGTATATGAATCAATATTATCTAACCCTACAAGTCTTAAATTTGCATTGTATTTAAATTCTTGTGTGAAACTTGTGTCGCCGAATGGAAAATCGAATACTAAATCAAAATTTGAAGTTGTGTCAGTTGTTCTACGATTTTTCTTAACTTTAGGTGATTTTTGATTTGTTTCTAAAAGAGTAAACGTCCTACTAACCCCTGGACTTACTTGGAATTCATTTTCATCCATTAAAAATCCCATCATTGTAAAATTGTAACTTTGTATATAATATTTCCTCTTTTCAATTTCCATAACAGATTCATCCTGAAGGTCGTCCATAATAATTGGAATATAATGTCCCTTGATGACTGTGTAAGCCTGTCTCGATGAAAATTTTTCTACAACAACTTTGTTAAATGCATTAAGTTCTCTCATTCTATTACAAATGATTTTTATCGAGAATTTAATATCGACAGGAACTGGTTGCGGTATCGTGTAAACGTCCATTCCCTTAACTCCATTATCCCAGTTTGGAACCATAGCATAAAAGAACTGTTTTCTGTTTGGTATAGTATACTGTAATGATGGGAGGGAACCATATTTAACTTCAGGACTTCTCACAGTTGTAATAACAGGAACACTTACGTTTTTATCTAAGTCATTAATATTCCAAGTCTGAGTAAACTGAGCCCAGTTTTGAGTTGTAATTAAAATATCAACAACAGGGACGGCTTTTCCATCTACAACAACTCTTAATTCGTTTTTAACAAAATCCAAAAAACCCCTATCCAAATCTTCGTGTAATATGGATTTTGGCAAAAAAGTTCCGTACTGATTTATTTGGTCAAGCATCTCTTGTCTTCTTGATGGACCATATAACTCAGGAGTTAATTTAATATGTTTTTTTATTTTTTTACCAAATGCCATCATAACCCCCTAAATTCATTATTATTTACAGGTACCGCAACTATTGTGCGATAGAACGGTCTTACCCCTCCGTAAGTATGTTTATTATCAGAAACAACACGACCATCATTTGCAACCGAGTAATATCTAACTCTAGATTCTGTTTCATAATACCCAACATAATCACCAAATTCAATTTCAATTCCAAGTTCATCTAAATGAGATTGATAAACTGAAATTCTAATATTTCCAGGTTCCATTTGGTCAAGTTTTGAATTACCTAAAAATTTATTTTCAGGCGCCGATACTTGAACAAAGGCTTTAAATTCAATAGGAGGATGAAACTT